TTCACGTTCGACGGGTCGCGGGCGTCGAGCCACAGTTCCACCCGGTTCGCCACGGCGGACCCGGCGGTAAACGTCTTCGTGGTGTCGGTCGCGGCCACCTCCGTGGTGCCGTCGTCCGACTCGGCGTAAATCTTGGTGTCGTTCCCGTCGATGTGGAAGAACGCGCTCTCCGTGATCGCGTCGGCGTCGGTCGTGCTGGTCCCGTTCGCCAGGCCGAACGTGATGTCCACGGCGCTGGTGCTGCCGTTCGCGCCAATGCGGGTCACGAACTCGGCGATGGGGTTCGAGGACAGTGCCACCCGGTCCACGCTCAGCATGTCCACGCACTGCGCTTCGTTGGTGCTCGTCAGGCTCAGGCCCATCGCCCCGCCGTACGGCTGCGGCAGGCCGAACCCGCCGGCGGCGGCGGTCCCGGTCGCCACGCTTAGCACCGCGTCCCGGAGGATGTCGATGTCGGCCGGCGGGTTGACGTTGATGTTCACCACGCAGGTGGTGTCGGACGAGGCCGCATCCCCGACCACGCGGCCGAGGTAGAAGTCGCGGTCGTTCACCTTGCGGAAGGTGACGGCGTTGGCGCTGTGGTCCCAGTACGCCCGGCCACCGTCCAGCAGGACGATGGACGAGGCCTTGGTGACGGTGAACTGGCCCGTCGTGGTGATGTTCACCCGGTCGCCGGACGCGGCACCGTTGGCGCTTTGCAGCACTCCGGCCCGGCCGTCGGCCAACTGGATGACCTGCCCCGGATCGAGGGCGGCGGCGGTCGTCAGCCGGATTTCGTCACGACCACGCAGGTAGGCGGCGTCTGCCATGTCTCAGGTCTCCTGGCCACGGCCGTTGCCCGGTCACTCGGACGGGACGGCGGGGGCGGATTTCGCCCCCTTTTTCGCGGCGGGTTTGGGGGGGGACAACACTTCGGTCGGTTCGACGGCCGCCGGCTCCGGGGTCGAGGCCGGCGGGGTGTGGGGGCGCACCTGCCGCAGTCGGAGCAGGCTCTCGAGGCTGCCGGCGGGGAGTTCCCCGGCCGGCACCACGTCGCCCGCCCGGTACGGCACGCACTCGACCACCACGGCTTCCAAGAACTCGTACACGGTCGGCCTCCGTTACGCGGTCGCCTTCTGCAGCCCGCGCCAGTCGCGGGGGCAGATGCCGATCACATGCTTCACCGCCCAGCCGACGCCGTAGGAGCCGCCGGTCAACTGCCAGGTGCGGGACTGCGGGGACCGGCCGGTCCCTTGCAGATAGCCCACTTCGAGGCTCGGGGCCATGCTCGACGCGGCGAACCACGTCGTCGCGCTGCCGCTGTAGCTGGTGCCCGTCTCCGGGTGAATCACGCCGTTCTCGAGTCGCGGCTCCTCGACCAGCGTGAAGTTGTGCCGCTTCAGCGCGTTCAGCTCGCCCGTGGTGCGGGCCACGTCCGTGGTGCCGGCGGACGCGATCAGTTGGAGTTGCGAGGACACGAGGTTGTACGCCGTGTCACCGAGGGCCGGCGGAACGATCAGGTGCGACAGCACGAGGCCGAGGTTCACGCCGTTCTCGCGGACCAGCGCCATCGTCTTGCGGGCCGTGGCCAGCGTGGACGCGGACAGGGCCGAGGAGGTCAGCAGGTTTGCCGTCTCGTTCGAGGCGCTGAACAGGCTGAGCGAGGTCGTGGCGAGCGTCGGGTTCGCCAGCAGGGTGGCGTACACGAGGTCCGGCCGCAGGCGGGCGGCGGCCAGACCCATCGCCCCGGCCTCCTCCGCGAACGCGCCGAGGCTGTCGTTCACGATGGCGATCTCATCGACAACCAGTTGGCTACCGTAGCGGGCCACCTTGTACGTTTCCTTCAGGTCGTCCGGCGCGATGTGATCGGCCTCGGCCCCTTCCGGCTGGCGGGTCAGACCCTTCGTCGCCGTCACCCGGCTCCGCTCTTGGGTCAGGTAGTTGGCCACGTCGGTTTCGATGACCCATCCGCCGGTGGTGTCCGCCGCCTCGACGTACTTCGACATCAGCATGGCGTTCATGCTGGTGGTGATGACGTTGTTGAACGAGGGCGTCGAGAACGCGGCGCGGATGGTTTCCGTGCGGCTGCTGTACACCTGCCCGCCGCTGCACCGGATGGCTTCTTTGGCGAGGTCGAGGGCCGACATGTCGGCGAACCGGTGGCCGGCGTCCATGATCCGGTTTCGGTTCGGGTCGTTGATCCCGGCCTGGAGCCAGGGGGCGTGTTTGAACAGTTCGCCGCCGCGGGCGCGGCCGAACGCCGGGTTGTCCAGGGCCACGCCGCACTTGATCATCAGGCCGGCGGTCAGCGCCTGGATCGTGCCGCCGGGCGTGACACGCAACTGCGGCGGCGGAGTGCGGAGTTGGGAGCGCATCGCCTGGATCTCCGCTTGGGCCGGCGTCCACCCCTCGGCGATGGCGTGGGCGGCCACCTCGACGCGGTTGCCGTTGATGGTCATGGTCGGGCTGCCGTACTTCTTGGCGGCGGCCTGGATCGCGGTGATCCGCTGCGCTTCGGCCTGCACCTCGGCGTGGTTGCTCGCCTGGATCACCGGCGGTTTGGCCCCGGCGTTGGCCGGTAGTTGGTCTTCGGGCTTGACCATCCCGTCCTCGGCGGTAACGGGCATCTCGGCCGGCGTCTCGGCCTCCTCCTCGCCGTAGATTTCGTTGAACTGGATGGTCATCGCCGCCCGCTGCTGCTCGGTCAGGTCGGCCGGGACGAAGCCCAGCGACGTGACCCACGTTTCAAAGTCCATCGCTGAACCTCTCAGGGTGGGGGTAGAACCGGCTACGACCGCCGACGTGAGCGAGTCGCCGCCAATCGTGACAAAACTGATTTCTCGGAGCCGCACGCCCTTCGCCAGCATCGCCGGCCCCGTGTACTGCCGTCCGTTTGCGGTGAACGACTCGCCCCGCTGGTACTGCTCGACCGAGGCCGGGTTGCCGCCGATGGACACCTGCCAGCGGTAGCCGGCGTCCGCGCGGTTGATGACCTCGGCCGCCCGGTCGTCGCTCAGGCCGGACGGCGTGAACACCCCGGCGGCGCGGATCGGCGGGGAGCCGTCGCAGGTGACGGATTGGATTTGCCCGACCGGGCAATCCGCGCCGTGGTTGAACAGGGCGGGGAGTTCCTGCACGCTGGTGTCCAGGCTGGCGCAGTCGATGACCACCGGCAGCGGAAACCCGTCGATCCGCATCGGCTCGCCGGTGTACGCGACCATCTCGAACCGGCGGACGGGGCTGTCCCCCTCGGCGGCGCGGATGGTCACGGGTACGGTCAGCGACAGCGGTTTCACGGCGTCGGCACCTGTCCGGGTGGGGTCGGGGTGAGACTGTCGATCAGGGATTTTTCAGCCGCCCGCTGGCGAATCACGTCCTCCCAATCGAGGCCGCGTTCGGCGCAGATTTCGGCCAGCGTCGTCGTGTTGTTTTCGAGGTTCTTCGCGTCCGCCTCGGCGTCCTTCTGCGGGTCGATGGACACGATCCCGTCCCAGAACCAGACCCACGACCACGTTTCCGGCGGCGGGCAGTCCACGCCGTACTGCAACACCGCTTCCCGTGCCCACCGGAGGAAAATCCGGTCGAGGAACCGGGCCGCCATCCGCTCCCGCTGCCGGCGAATCGCCGCGTAGTACAGTTGCCGGTCGAGCCGCGCGGACGAGTAGTTGTAACCGCTGCTGTTGCCGCTCACGATGTTCAGCGGGACGTTCCCACCGCGGCCGACCTCGTTCAGAATCTCCGTCTTGAACTCGCCGTAGTTGGTGACGGGCTGCTCGGGCTTGAACTGGCTCGCGTCCCAACCCTGCGGCAGCGTCAACAAGGCTCCCCGCACCATCTGCACCGTGTCCATCGCCTCGACGGTGACGGCCTGCTCGCCGGCCGCGCCGTCGGTCTTCATGATGCCGGCAATGTTCGCCGCCAGTTCCGCCGCGCTCAGGGTCGCCAGCGTGTACCGCCGCAACTGAGCGAACAGGGGCAGGGCGGCGGCCATCCACGGCACGCCCCGCGTCTGTCCCGCCCGGCGGCGCTTGTACCAGTGGCACACCTGCCACGCCGGAACCGTTTCCGTCTCCCACCCGCGGTACAGCGACACCCCGCCGGGGTGGTTCATCAGGAACGTGTACTCGACCGGGTTGCCGAAGGCGTCCACCCGCACGCCGTCCGTGTACAGCGGGTCGAACCCGTAGTCCCACGGGTCCGAAATCTGCTCGGCCTCGTACACCGCCAGGTCGAGGCTCACCCGCGTCCGACCGTCTTCGATCAGGCCGGGGTTATCGACGATCACGCCGAAGGATTCGCCGTCGCGAACCTCGGCCTCCTGCATCAGCGTGAGGTCTTCCGCCCACGCCGCCGCCCGGCCCCACGCCGCGAAGTAGGCCTCCATCAGCCGGCCGAGTCGCCGGTCGGTGTCGCCGGGGATGCGGACCTGC